AAGAAGCCAACGTTCTGATCAAGCTGCCGATCCGAACCCTTTTGCCGCTTCCCTACCGGCGATAGCTAAGCTTCGGCGCCGTTACGGTGCGAGAAGGCGGTCTCGGCGCTGGTGACGAATTCCAGCAGCGCGGTCTGACCGTTTTCAGTCGCGCGCCGAGCCCGAATGATGGCGTTGGCGATATCGCCGGGGTCGGCGACTCGCTCCGACCAAGCACCAAGGTCCTTGGCCAGGTCGGCATAGCGGCCCCCCAGGTCCCGCGTCTTGTGACGTTCATGGGACAGCTTCATGTGGGGGATCTCGATGGCCATAGTGTTGTTGTTCAGCACGATAGTCAGGCTGGGAATGCCCGCTCGGACGGCGGTTTCGAGGTCGAGGCCGGTCATCCCGAATGCGGCGTCTCCCATGAAATTGACGCAGAATTTGTCAGGGGCGGCGACCTTGGCGCCGATGATCAAACCCAAGCCGGTTCCAAGCTGATGGGATTTTCCCCAGCCGAGATAGCCACGCGGCCGGGTCGCCCGATAAAACGGCAGAAGCTGGTCGCGGGGGCTACCCGAATCATGGGTCACGATCGCCTCGGCCGGGTCGACGACACGAATGAACTCCGACATTACGCGATACGGTGTCATTGGTGACACGGAACTGCTGAGTTTGGCGTGCCAACGGCCCAGCCAGGCGTCGCGTTCGGTGGCGAGTTCAGATGCAGGAGAGCGGTTGGGACGTCTGCCCGCAAGGCGATCTTTGAGCGCGTCGATCAGACTACCCAGGGTGAGCCTCGCGTCTCCCAGCAGAGCGACTTCCGTCTGATAAGATTTGTTCAGGTCGCGGGGATCGTTCGTTGCGTGGAGGATCGCGACGTTGGGCGGCAGCGCCGGGGTGCTAAGGGGATGCTTGGTGAAGCCGCAGCCGATCCCGAAAATCAGATCGGCCCTGGTGTGAAGGAACGTACGGCCAGGCCCGTTGAATGTATTGCCACCCGACCCGAGGGCTAATGGATGATCCTCGGGAAACGCGCTTTTTCCGTCCACCGTCGTCATGACGGGCGCCTGCAACAAATCTGCGAGCGCGGTGAGTTCGGCAGATGCCTCGGCGTAGAGCACGCCCTGACCCGCCAGGATCATAGGATGCGATGCCGCAAGCAGGCGCTGGGCGGCAAGCTCGACATCCCGCGGGTTCGGCGCGGAGACAGTGGGTACGATGGGGCGATATGAGCCGGCGTCGCTGCCGGCGTCGAGACCTACGATGTCCCGCGGAACCTCAACCATAACCGGACCCGACCGGCCGTTCTTCAGCGCGTTGAATGCCCGGCGCATTGCTGCCACGGTGGCTTCCGGTACCATGATCTCCTCGGTCTGTTTGGTGACCGAGGCGTAGGTGCGGCTGGACCGGAACGTGGGAAAGACTTGTGACTGATCGCGGGCGTGAGCGAGCGGCAGGAACAGAACAGGCACGCTATCAGAGAACGTGGTCGCGATACCCGGAAAGGCGTTCTCGGATCCGGGGCCGTATTGCATCATGAAAATGCCCGGCGGCTTGCCGTTGGTCACGCGCGCGAAGCCGTCGGCCATATCGACGCCCACTCGCTCCTGGCGGCAGATGATCGGACGGATGCCGGCTGCAACGGCGTTCTCGATGAGCGGCGTCGTTGGAAAGCAAAACAGGGTTGAAATTCCCTCGCGCCGGAGGATTTCAACGATTGCATCCGCACATTTCATTTCGACGTTTCCCTTGTCATCAGACGCCGGCAGCCAGCGTAGGCGGTGCAACGGCGAAGGGAAAGTGAGGATGGGTGTGAGGTGAGCAGACGACGACCGGGCTATGTTGGGGTGTCCGACAGAGGAATGCCGGAAAAAGTCGCAGCCAGAGGACAGTCCATGCTCCAGCTGGTGCCCAGATCGCTGCTGATGTTCCATCCCGCGGGCATGGTCATTGCCGAGAAGTTGTCGGTGACGGCGTTGCCGCGGCCGATTTGCGTCGAGCCGTACGGGTAGAACAGTTGGCAGGCGCTGGAAGCATTTGTGAGCGGGCTGCTGAGCTGAATTTGCAAATGCGTCGCATCAATCCTCTGGCAGGAGACTGCCGATACGATGCTTCCTGCGTTTCCTGGGGCCCCGCCGTCCATGACGGCAAAACCGATGCCGGTGACGGCCTGCAGTGGCACTTTCAGATCGTTGCCGGCATCGTGGGCAACAGTCACAATAAGCGTGGTGCTGGTCTGTCGATACACATGAACGATTGACGGACCACCCGTCTGCGGCATGCCGGTCGGAAGTGTACTGATCGAGTCGGCATATCCGCCAGCCAGAAGCGAGCGCGCAACAATCGGAGCCGCCAGCATCGCGAAGCGCTGATTATCGGCGCCGTCACGGTGAGAAGAATCGCCGCCGGTGGCAATGCCGGTTGTCGGATCCCACGATGACCCACGCGGATTACTGTCGCTGGTCTGCGGATTGCCGATAATAGCGTTCTGACCAGGGGTGAACGCAATAGCTTGCACAATCTGCCGATGCATTGTCATGCCATCTGCCGATCCGTAGGGTATGGCATTCCACCACACGAGTGGGATCTTGTTGCCTGCGTCTCCAAGCATTGTTCGCAGCAATGACAGGAACCGAAGGGCAGCGGCCTCGAACGTGTTGTATTCGCTGTATTGACGAAGGCTGTCGGTTTCGTTCCATGGCCAGATGATCGCGCACAGATCGGTAAGGTCCTCGACCGGCAGTCCGGAAACTGCTTGCTGAACCGCCCGTCCATCAGCCCCTAACTGCCAGGTTGAGGGGTTCGACCCATCCCCCGGATCCTGCACAAAGCTCCCAGGATATCCGGCGCTTGCCACGGCATAAATGCCGTGGCCGCTTTGCATTGTATAGCTTGTTGCATTGCCGGTCGTAGCAAGAACGTTGCAGGCGAGAGCGCCGAGATACCAAGCGACCCCTTGGGCCAGCAATGCCGCGGCGCTGTCGTACAGGGTGTAGTTGATGGCGTTCGACTGACCATTGAAGATGAAGTAGAGGCCTCTGCGGCTGCCGCGGAACCAGCGTTCAGCGTATGACAGGACAGCGGTCACGTCGCTGTTGGACAAAGCCCTGTTCCACGCGGCTGCCTCATGAAGCCAGCATTGGGCGCCCCCAAAAAGCGTGCTGTCGTGCAACAGCAGGACCTGGCCGGCGGGCGCTCCAGGGAACCAAGGCACCGATTGCGCAACCTGGCTGTTATCGAACCAAACATCGGTTCCAGAAACCGGAGAAAATCGGATGACGATCGAATGGGTATGCCGGCGGCTCATGCTGGAATTTAGAACGACCTGGCCAGTCCCGGGAAACAGAACAAGCCGGTTGGCGCCGCCATCGCTGTCTACTTGCAGCACGGCCTGCGATCCGATCGTCAGGAGCGTAATGGGGCTAGCGTCGAAACCCGAGCCTTGGCGCCAGTTGGGGCGGGACCACACGATGTACCATGTCCAACTGGAGGTCGCACTGAGCGCGGGACCCGGTGATTGCCACCCGGCGCTCGGATCCAATGTTGGTTGCAGCAATCCGGGGGTTGCTACAGAAAAGCCGACGCCTCCTAGTAGACCTGATAAATGGGGCGAGCCAACGGGACGATTTGAGTTTATCGGATTGTAGAAAGGGGCAAGGTTGTTACCGTCTCCGGTCAAGTCGATAAGAGTGCTGCCCGCGCTGTTCCATACGGTCACAGGGGTTCCGGCCAGACCCAGCAGACCCCCCGGAGAGCTTGCGTCCCACCACGCCGTTGTCCCTGAGACAACCTGCAACAGCGATTGCGACGATACCGTCGTGGTTCCCGACGAGAGTGGTGCGTACAGGGCGAGCCGGTTATCGCCCAGCCCCATTGCGCGGCCAGGTTGGGTAAAGATGAGGCTCATGCTTTACTGCACCACGAACGGGCTCTGGCTGACTGTCTGCGCGCTGCCATCAAGACCTTCGGCCCAGGTATACCAGCTACCGGCCGTCGCAGGAGTGGCGACATAAGCACCCCACAGATTCGAGTTGACGAGGGCTGCCGCCGTCCAGCTCGAAGGAGGCGCGGATGCGGATAACGAGAAGCCAAACTGGATCGGTGCGGACGCAGGTGCGACCTGCGCGTTGACGCCGATTGCGCCGCTTCCGTGGGTATAAGGGCCGCCTGGCAGCAGATTCCACGTGATCGAAGTGACCGACGGAGAGCCAGCCAGGGTCACCGCGGTCACCGTCGACGATGCAGGTCCTGTGCCGGCGGCGTTGGCCCCGATTACTTCGAAGTCGTAGCTTGTCGCAGCCTGAAGCCCCGTGATTGCCGACCCGGTTCCTGCCAGGCCGGTCAACGACGATGTCCAACTTGACGATCCGGTGACCCTGTACTGGGCCGTAAAGCTGGTTGCGGCAGTTGAACCGGTCTGTGCCGACCAGCTGAGCTGGATAGCGCTGCTCGAGGTCGCGCTTGCCGTCAAGCCGGTAACCTGGGCCGGCAGTACAGTCTGCGCGGAACCGGATGTCGCCACCGTCAATATTGACGACGCGGGCCCTGTGCCAGCCGGATTTTGTGCCTGCACAACGATGTCGTAACTGGTTCCCGACTGAAGGGCAGTGAGTTGATAGGCTGTCGCGCCAACGATCGCCGGACTACTTGTCCACGAGCTTGTTCCAGTCAGGCGATGTTGTACGATATAGGATGATATGGAGCCGCCACTCGAAGGTGCCTGCCACGACACCGCGATGGTCGAGGATGTCGAACTCGACGTGGACAAACCCTGCGCCTGACCCGGCACGGATATCGTGGCACCTAGCGCCGTTGGCATCGCTGCAAACGCGATCGTGCCGCCCGAATAGGTGGCGCATGACAGCGTCGCCGACTGCCACGGGGTCAGAACAAGATTGCCGCTGGAGCTGACAAAACCTGAGCCCAACGTCAGATTGCCGGCACTGGCATTGATCACCGTACACTGAAAACCGCTGCCCATATTGCTGGTCAAGGGAGTGAGAGTGATCGGCTGGCTGCAAATCAGCAAGCGCCCGTTATGTACGGTGGTATCAAGGTTTGTATTGGTGGTAATCTCGATGACAGGAGTCTTGAAGGTCGGAAGCTTGCTGGCAATCCACACCCAAATTGCCGCGAATGTTTGACTGACCATAACACTGCTGCCTTGCGCGACCCAGGTCGTATCGGAGTCGCCGGCAGCCGCAGCCGGCTGGGCCTGATCGATTGTTATGCCATCGAGTAGATTTCCATAGGTTATCGCACAATCTGAGCCTGACTGGCTGACGGCAACCAAATCCTGAGTAGATAATTGCTGAACGACCTTGAGGCTGTCGATGAGGCTTCCGGCTTCGAACGTACCCGCGGCCGTGATGCTCCCCGCAGATATCACGCCATTTGCGTCAATGCCGATATTTTGCCCCGCCGAAAACAGTCCCCGCAGCAGGGACGCCTGCATCAGCATTGGGGTTCCCTGGTTTGAGATAACCAGATCCGTCCCGCTGGAAAGGCTGGACATTGCAGCAAACCCGGCATGGTCAAGCCCGTCGGCGACCAGAGTGCCGCCGGACAAGTTCACTCCCATTCCGACATAAACCTGCTCAGGGCCGCCTGAGCCAATACTTACTCGCCCGAGGAGAGACGGCGAATCGACTGTGATGACGGGTTGCACTGAGGCCAGGAGCACCCCTACGGATGTGGCGCAAGCGGAACCCGCCTGACTTATCGGAACCTCGTCAACCGCCGAAACGGAGGTGGCCGCTGGCAGCTGGGATATCGTTGGCATTTATGATCTCGATTTACAAATAATCAGGTCGAACCATGGTATCAGACGGCTACCATCGATCCGCTGCACGACGAAATCCAGTGCTGACCATCGAAGAAGACTTCCACGCCGGTCCCCGTGTTTGCAGCTTCGTTGGGCTTGCGCCCGTTTGACGCGAAGGCTTTCGCTCCCGCCGCGACCCCGGCTGGCAAACCGGCTACTGTGTAGGAGGGCAGCACGATTGGACCTAGGAACCGCGGTGAAACCGCGTTCACCCAGAAAATTTCATGCCACGACGATGTGCCATCAGAAACGATTTGATAACGGTCATAGGTATGCAGCGTGATAGGGCCAGAATCTATACTGTCGCTTCCACTAGGTACAATATTGATCGGGCCGGTGGCCCTCACAGAGAACGTATAGCCGGTACCCGCCGTCACTGTCGCCGCCGACGGTAAGATCATCTCGTATCCGCCCGAGCCGGTGAGAAATATAATGTTTCCCGTAGTGTAATTCGGGAGTATTGCGGACCCTGAGTATACATTCGTCGGTCCCACCGAGATCCCCTTTCCGACAGGATAGGAAAGAGAGCCCTGGTTCCATCGGAGGGTATTGCTTGTCTTATCGTACAGTAACGTATTGCTGTTTGTGCTCTCGAACGCGATCGACTGCCCGGCCGACATTTTGATGACGGGCGCATTGTTTATCTGTTGGGCGTTAGTCGTATCGAGAACGGCGTTGGAAAACGGAATGCCAATGGTGAAGACGGTCTTGGCACTGCCTGAGGACCCTGCAGCAAGATAAGCTCCGATGATCGTTGATACTTCGACGGCGGGCCCCGAGGTGTTGTTCTGGCCGACGACGAGGCTCTGGATGGTTCTGCTGTTCCCGTCGTCCAGGCCGTTTCCGATCCAGTCCATCTCGATTGTGAGCGAGGCATTGGTTACGCTCGACGGCTGCCCCGTTGTGTCGCGGTATTCGAGACAGGCCGCCCAAAGCTGTGGCTGTGGCAGAAACGAGCCATTCGATCCGGCGGTCGCAGCTTGTCGAATGGTCTGGACGTAACGGCCAACATGCTGAGCCGGGGCGGTGGCGCTGGGTGTTTGAGTTCCTGCCCAGATCAGTCGGTCCAGACCCCCCCAAACATAGTTGCCCGGGCTGGCATAAATGATGGTGTCGGCCCGAACATTCGATATGACGGTGGTGGGACCGCCGCTGTGATTGACAACGTAGGATGACTGGTTGACGGCAAAGTCGGTTGGTTGTGAACTGCCCTGAGACGTCGTAAGGCTCGATGCGGTGTTGCCGACAACGAAGCCTGGCAGAGCCAGTGTGCCGGGTCCCCCGCCCGTCGGGATCGCAGCGGCCAGCGGCGTCCCATCAGGCAATACAGTGCCTGCCACATCCCATCGAACCCTTTTTGTTAAGGCGATGCCCCAACTGCCCGGTTGTTGTAGAACCGTCGTTCCGCCGGGGACGTAGACCGTAGCACCGACGGAAGCTTTCTGGTAGGCCGATTTGAACGCTGCGGTATCGTCAGTGACGCCGTCGATTTTCGCGTTGTAGGGTGGCAGCATCACATTGATGATGCCAGCAGAGTTGGGATTGGCGTCGACGTACGACTTTGTGGCGGCCTGCAGGGGCATTGTCGGGACTCCGAACAGCGTTAGCCCGCCCGTCAGCGTACCTCCCGAACTCGATATTGTCGTTGCGACCTGTCCGTCAACGTACTGCTTCGTGGCTGCATGCAGCGCTGCGGTTGGCGTCGCGGCAAGAGCCAGCAATCCGGTCAGCGATCCTCCCGCCACCGGCAACGCGGTCGACACCTGACTGTCGACATAGCGCTTGGTGGCGGCCTGCGTGGCAGTGGTCGGATCGGCGGCCAGCGTAAGAGCCCCGGTCAGGCTGCCGCCGGCACGAGGCAATGAAGTGGAGACCTGCGTATCAATGTAGTTCTTCGTCGCTGCCTGTGCCGACACCACCGGATCGGAGGCCAGAAGCAAGGCACCGGTCAGCGTGTCGCCGGTCCGCGACAATTTTGTGTCTGCGTATTGTTTCGTCGCCGCCTGGGCGGGGGTGGTGGGCGCCCCGGCGAGGACGACCGGACCAGCGAACGTGGCGCCTGATGTCGTAATCGCCGTCGCAAACTGAGTATCGATATATTGTTTTGTCGCTGCCTGCAACGGACTGGTTGGGTTGGATGCCAGATATAGCGCGCCCGTCAACGTGTCGCCATTGCGGTTGACGCGCAGGTCGACGTATTGCTTGGTGCTCGCTTGTAAAGGCGATGCCGGGTCCGACGCCAGCAGCAGCGTTCCCGTCATCGAAGCGCCCGACCGGGCAATAGCGCCCGAAAACTGGGTGTCGACGTAATTTTTCGTTGCTGCCTGAACTGCGACGACTGGGTCGCTGGCCAGCATAAGGGCACCCGTTAAAGTATCCCCGGTGCGTAATACCCTTTGATCAACGTATTGTTTTGTTGCTGCTTGCGCGTTGCTCGTTGGATCTGAAGCGAGGTAGAGGCTTCCCAACAGCGTGCCGCCGGCCTTTGGCAAGGCGCCTGCAACTTGTGTATCGACGTAATTCTTGGTAGCTGCCTGCAGGCTCGAAACGGGATCGGCGGCCAAGCCGAGGGCGCCGGTCAGGGTGTCACCGGCGCGCGCTAACTTCTGATCGACATAGTTCTTGGTCGAAGCCTGTAGCGAGATCGTGGGATCGGCGTTCAGAACGAGCGTTCCGGCGAGAGAACCACCGGTTAGGAGTAAAGCGCTCGCTGCGATTGAATCGGCATAGGCTTTTGTCACCGCGTCCAAAAAGTGTTGCGGGGTCCCGGCAAGTGTCAAGGTTCCCGACAGCGAGCCTCCGGCTAATGGCAAAGCGGTGGCAAGTTGCTGATCAACGTAGCCCTTGTTCGCGGCCTGCGTCGCGCCCGTCGGTGTGCCAGACAGCGTCAGGCTGCCGGTTAGCGTCCCGCCAGACAGCGGAAGCGTGTTAGCGGTAAGCTGACCTAGGGTCTGGGCCTGAGTCGCCCCGGCCGGTGTAACCAGCGCCTGGGTCAGATCGATATTGGGAACGCCCGCGATCCCGTTTAGTAGCTGCCCATACGTCACAGCCACCGCCGTTCCTGCCTGCGACATCGAAACGAGATCGCCGGTCGCAGGCACCGTCCCTGAGGGCAGGCTGTTGATGACAAACGGGGATGCAGTGGCTGCCAGCGTCGAACCGTTGAAACTCAGGTTTTGACCAACGGTGATGACCTGCGGCGTGCCAATTTGGGTGCCGGCATTCCCGAGCAACGAACCAGATGGTAGCGCGAGAACGGGCTGAACACCGTTTAAGACCTGAGCACGTGTGATCTTCCGCGCGATGCCTGCCTGGCTGACAACGAACTCGTCGGAATCTGACGCAGAGGGGGCGGGCGCGAGCCCGTCGATCGTAGGCATAAATAATCATTCTCCGGGCACCTTGCCCTGAAGGCAGGTCTGATCGCGATAACAGGCGTGCGATTGTTGGAGGAAATCAGGCGCTATCGGCTAAACCTAATCGAATAGGATCGGATTTCCGTTTTGGTCTGTTAGCATGACGCCTGGGGACGTAACGATGGCGCCTGCCGGAACCACCGGGACCGACAGTAAAAGAACCGGTAGAAGTATGCTTCTGTGCAGAGATCGGCCGTTGATTGTCGTAATCGCAAAGGTAATCGTATAGACGGTGCCGGCTTGTCCGCCCGAGAGCCACAAGATGATCCGGCTGCCGTCTGCTGTGGTATTCTGCAGCGCAAGATCGCCGGGGTTGGAGGGCGCCAAGCTCACCGCGACTGTGGCAATGCCGTCGCCGTCGTTCCCAACAATAGCGGGGCCGATGTCGAAAATATAGTCCAGAACGTCACCCGGATCCTTCGTGGGCCAATTCAGCGGAGGAGGACCGCTGGCGCTAGAGCCTCTGGCAGCAGGAATGAATGAGTCGATAGTTACCAAGCGTGCGTTGCTCGGCTTCCAGACATGACTTAGTGTTGTTGACATAAGGGTCCCGTCGATCCAGCAAATTTGTTGGCGGCTACCACCGTACGACCGCCAGCCCGCCGCCTCCGGCTGCCCCATTGAAGGCGGTGGTGCCTGTGGCACCCGTGCCTGCGCCTGCGGCGCCTCCACCCGGGAAGGTGCCGGGATTGCCGGTGGTCCCACTGTTTTGCGCCCCGCCGATCGGCGAAGCACCACCCATGCCGCCTTGGTTCGCCACGGATAGACCGGCTTGACCGGCTGATCCCGCGAAGTTGACATCCCCACCGACACCGATTCCGGGCGGCGTCGCCCCGTTTTCAGGGGCAGAAGTTGTTGCGAGATAGTTCAGACTTCCGCCGGTCGCGCTCACAAACGATCCGAAACTCGTGGAGCCGCCGGGCCCAGCCGCCACTCCGCCGGTAGTGCCGCCGATCCCACCGGCGCCGACCGTTACGGGTACAATTTGCCCTGGGGTTAGGCCCGCAATGAGTTTTCTTGCATATCCGCCACCAGATCCGCCGCCACTGGGCAGACCTGGAATGGAGGCATAGCTGCCGGATCCCCCGCCCCACAGCTCAACTTCAACCTGGGTCACTCCTGCTGGAACCGAAAACGTAGCGCTGGACAGAAAAGTTTGAACGCCCGAACCAAAACCAGGCCGCAACGACGGTAGTTTCCAGGACAAAAATGGCGCAGTTGGGATCGTGGCGATATTCGCCGCCGCTATTTGCGTTTGGCCATAGGAGATCGTGATCTGGTAGAGGCCAATCCAGCCGTTGTCTGCCACCGGCGTGGTTTGACTTCCGGTATTGCCGGGGATACCGGGCTTGAGTTGAAGCAGTACACTTTGGGTGCGGACAGTATTCTGGGCCGTGCCGTAATTCCCCGGGCCGCTAAACGACTGTGCGGGATTACTGGCATTGTAGTAGGGCAGGACGACAGGACTGCCGTCGCTCTCTTGAAACGTGGCCTCAATAAGATAGTTGATAGATTGTCCAACACTGGACGGAGCAACAAGGCTGAATGTCGTCTCGCTTATGTTAATCCCCATCTTGATAAGTTGATCTGTGGCGTCAGCGGGGATCGACCCGTACGCGAGGAGGTCGATCGGCCCCAGCTGGGTGATGCTGCCGGGACCTATCACCACATTCAGCGAAGCAGGGCTGGTTGGCTGGCATACCAAGCCATCCGCGACTGCATTTTTACCAAGTATCGACCGAGCAAGAAAGCCCAATGCAATCATTGTATTTCGATTGACGGACAGAAGGTCCGTGTCTAATGGGATGCTACCCGGGTAAACGATGTTGCGGTCCATGCGAGCGGTTCGCCACTTCCTGGAATGGGTTTAGCTGATCCGCAGCCAGGCAACTGCATTGATTGGCAGCAGGCTGCATAATGTTGATTGAATGTCCGCGTCCGTCACATTCCCCGGCAGCAGAGCGAGATCGACATAGCTGATCACCCCCTCACCGTAGCCGCCATTTTGCGTTCCATACCCGGCGAGCATACTGACACCAGGAGTCGGAGGACGGGTCGTTGTGATAAAGAATTGCAAAGGTAGGTCCAGACTGCCCCAGCCGCCTGCCTGCCCATAGGCGAGGCCCGTGTTGGGAATGGCGGAGCTTGCTGACGCGGTTCCGTATGAACCCGTATCCATACAGTTTGCTGGCTCAAAGATGGTAGGTGCATTACCGATGAGCGCTTCAAGGCCAGCAGTGACCGCCGAGCGAGTCGCCGCCTCGCGCAGCATCGCTGCCTTGATGCGGGTTCGGTAGCTCAAGTCCGACTCGTCGACCTTCCGGTTGAGAGAGTCGCCAAAAAAATCGTATGAGATTAGGTCGAGCCAGCTATCCGTGGCGGTGCCAACGCGTGTCTGCGCAATTACGTAGGTGATTATACTGTACAACCACACCCACGGGGTAGCGATGCTTTGCAAGATCACGGAAAGATTCGGACTTTGTTCGCCAAACCATCCCTTGGGCAGTACCGCCCATAGGCGCGCAACAATGTCCGTCAGATCACCCACCATTGGTTGTAACCACGACCTGACCGGCCTTTATTACGGTAAGCGCCGCTGGAACGACGTCGACGGCACCCCCGTTTAGCTCAATACTGGTAATGTTTATCAGGCTCGGGCCTGTCAGGTAGGCATTTTGAGCTACCCGCGTGATCGAAGCGGTACTGCCGATGGGCAGACTATTGAGATAGGTGGCAACGTAATTCTGTATATTGGGTATCCCCAGCGTCGCATCGCCCGTGGATGCAAAGGCGGCGGTCAGCGAAACGTTCACGGTAAGCACTTGCGGAGCCACGACCGCAAATGTCGTTCCAATCGGTCGGACCGCATCCACCGCCGTGGCTACGTTGGACAGCAGGGCGGTAGATGGATAACCTGATCCATCATCGACAACTACCAGGAATGCCCCAACTTGAGGCGTGCCTCCAATGCCCGTATTTTGTTCTACGATGAAATCGAGACCCTGCTGGACGCTGCCGATTGCGTTCTGCACAGCACCGAGTGTTGCCCGTGACTGGCTTGCCAGAAAGCCTTGGAATCGACTCCGGAACGACTGGTCGGTCTCAGCATCCGCGCCATCTGAAAGCGGATCGACATTGTTGACCTGGTCAATCCCCGGCAGCGCCGTTGCGATCACATTAATAGTGCCCGCCAACACGTTACCTATCGAACCCGGAGTAGTGCATGTGATCGGCACGGCGGCGGAAGCAACGCCGCTCGGAATGACATACCCTGACGAGGCCGGCTGCCAAATAGAAAGCGTGTCGTCTTCCGTAACCGAGAAACTCAGCGACCCATCGGCGGTCTTGACAAGGCTGCCAACAGGTATCGTGGCGGCTAGATTCGACACAAAACGGGAGAATGTCACAATGCCGTTGGAGGGCACGGCTGCAAGGCGACTTAAGCCAAAATCCGCCATCCACGAGTCGAGGTCGCTACCGGTGGAGGTTGAGGCTCGGGTGGTCTGTAGAACCTGCAGGACAAGCCACTGCAGCCAGAGAACGACCGATGCATTTGCCTCAAATATCGCGCGAACAACGGATCCGACAGACACGTCGACAAGCGTGGTTGCCGAACTCTGTAGTGCAGCGCTCATATCTTGAATAAGTTGCGTAAATCCTTTCAGGCTTAAGTTCATAGTCGATTAACCTGTGCTAACGTTAAGTGTAACCGACTGCTGCGATGTTGGGTCAGCGTAGGTAATGTTAGCCACCACATAACCATTCGCCGCATCAACGAGGGTTGTTGTTACCTGGGGAGCAGGTGTCGTTGGAACGGAGGTTTCTAGAAGCAGTTGGTCCATTACGACCGCTTCAATGTCTGCTGACTTTGCCGGCAGGCCGACAAACTGGCCCAGTCCGCCCCCGTAGTCGAGATTCCAGAGATAGTTGCCGGGGTTAGTCAGTAGTCTCCGGCACACACGTTGGCTGACAACGTTAGAGCCAGAGGCGAGCGCCAGATCTCCACCGCTGCCGACAACGAGATCGCTGCCCCATTCATGGAAAAGGTCGTACATATCGCTAGTCCAAAGGAGTTGGTGTACTGGTGGTCTCGGTGCCTACCGTGTGGGTATGCGAATCGTAGTGCCCTCGCAGACCCGAAAGAGCGCCATGCTGATCGTAGACGTCGCCAGCGACGTGAAGATCTCCCTGGATCTGAATAGTTCCATCGTTGCAGAGCTTCAGAAAGCTGCCGCTCTGATGCACGAGCCAGAACTCGCCCCCCGGGGCGTTAGGCGGCATTTGTTTGACCGAGAACACTCTGCCGACGATTATACCTTGCTCGACATCGCCTTCTTGGGGAACCAGAAGCACCTGGTCTCCTGGGGTCGGTGGACATGCCATTCCCCACCCGTTGCCAACCCATTGCGATAGGACTGGCAGCCATCCCGATAACACGCCCTCAGGTTGGATCAAAACCCGCGCGGTGGCGTTATTGGCGTTGACCGACGTCACGGTTCCATATTTAACTTGGCCGTCGGACTGGTCTAAACTGGACGCATGAGACTTGATGACATTGGATAACACGCCGGCCATATTATACCGCAATCAATCCGAATGCGCTGGACAGCTGAGACGTCTGGACCGCTCGGATTGATTGCCTCGAGCCGGACGTCGGATTATAAAAACGATCAACATTATCTATCAGATAGGTTGTGTCGAACAGTGAGTTTGTGTCGTCCAGCAGTATAGTGGTTCGGGGAGAAAGCGAAAGATCCCAAGGCATTTCAAGATGCAAGACGGAGCCCAATCGACCCAACTCGGCCGCATAGCGTTGCGCCGAGGCTGCGACCTGTTGGGCTGTATAATTTGAGCCAGAAAACAGGAAGGGAAGATTGACTGTGGAGGAGGAAGCCTGATCTGTGGAAGTTGATCCGTCAGGATTGTCGCTGTCGTATGCCGCCATGTTCTGGGAGCTCCAGGATTGAACTCTGGCTGCGGTGTTTGCCGCGATGCCGAGGTTTCGTTGGATTCGGAAGCTTTGAGTGTCCTGCAACGATATCGGCACGGGGACGTTGGCGGGCCCCGCCGAAGGCTGAAAATAAAGCGTCTGGCCTTCGACAAACACGTCGAAATCATTTCGGCGGGCGAGTTCAACCACTACGTCCCAATCGGACTGGAGGCGGGAGAACGGCCCGAGTGACAGCTTCGTATAGCCGTCGCTATAGTAGCGCCCGATATCTCCGCTGGTTGCCGTTACAACCGCCTGAAGGCCATGATACTGCGCTATCGCCGACACGATCTCGGATGCGGTCTGGTTGACGAAGTCCTGTTGCCTATATGAATCCACCATCGAGGATGACAGATCTCTGCCCTCAACTCCGACCGTCCCCAGTATCGGATCGACGTGAATTGTATCGGCCATCCCGGTGATGAGCCTTTGATATGTCGAACCATAAAGGGAGGAGATGGCTACAGTCACCTCAACATAGGCAGAAGAAACCGTGGACCAGAAGCTGATGTCTCCTGACTCGCGGGCGCCCATCGCAAAGGTAAGGGAGTAAGTGTCTGCGGAAAAGCAGTTTGTCGTCGTTATGGCGGCGCTCAGCAAGCCCTGAATTTGATCTCCATTGATTGAGACCTGGACCTCAATCCTGTCGGCCGAACCGATTAGCATCTACTGTGGTCCGATTCCATCGGAGAAGGTCACAGAATAGGCGGGAATCTCTACCTGATTCTGGCCGGATAACATCGGATCGGTGAAATTATTGCTTCGGGCGATGTTAATCCATTGCAGCGCGTCTCCGAGTTGTGCCGCAGCGATTTCAAAGAGGTTGCCCCCGACGGTCGTTATCGATTGCATATCAGTTACTTGCTCCCGCGATATTTACACCGATCCGGCCGATATACGAGCTGACATTGACCATAGCCGCCAATGAGGCAGCGCAATTCACCTTCGAGACGTAGGATTGGCCTAAATCGGCGACTCCCGTGCTTGACGGAATTGGCGTAACAAGGGTCGCTGACTGCTGGCCGATCTGGTTGTTAACTGCACTCAGCGTAGAGCCGATCGCAACTGTTGCCTGGATTTGATCGCCGGAGCCCGGCGTCAGGGCATTGGTGGCAGAAAGCGCGGTCTGTACGGCAGCAAGAGAAGTCGCGGTCCCAGTCGCGGCGGAAATGGCGCTGGCAAGGTCCGCCGACAAGCTTGCCGCCATATTGATGGCTTGTGGCGAGTAAATCCGTGCTTGGTGAACGACAAGGCAGCTTACCTGATACGCGATCCACCAGGGGCTAAAGTAATCGGCCGTGAAGCTCTTTACGACAACAGGGCGCCTAAACGACTCCCACGTCAGCCACACGATCTGGCCGGACAGGCGTAAGTCGTCGAATGCTCGGGCACGGGTCTCGGCGGTGGATCCGGAGAAGATACCGCGAAATTGAATATCGGTGTCATCAGGGCCAAGCCGCTCGACAATCCGCCTGCCGCCCGCCAGAGCGTGGACCGCCACGCGATGGCGTCCTCCAAAGCGAACTGATTGAGGTATCTCGAAATCTCGAAGGGCGATCGGTCCGAGTTGTATGGGAGAGTTTTGCAAGATTTGCTCGGTTTCGGAGACGGAAATTGTGTGCAACGGCGGTGTGGATAGCTAAAAGGGCGCAACGCGACCCCTCGGCAGGCTTGCTCTTGGATCAACTCCAGTCATGCCGGTGGCAGGCTTCCCCAATGTTCGTTCCAGATGCTGTATCGCCCAGCGCCCCAGCGCAGATCCGTCCAAGTGAACGGTCGCGCGCCCCCTCGCCTTGCTCTCTCCCGCGTCTTGGGTTGAAGAACCGTTGCGTCCAGAAGACCAAAATTGACCGTTGTCAT